CGAAATGATATTAGTGAAGCAGGCAAAAAGTTCGTTAAAGATTATTGTTCTTCAGAATTAGCTCTGGATGTATTCGCTCAAACTCTTATACTACTTAATAAGAAACAGGATAATTCCTTGTTTGTAAGAGCAGAGCAGGAAGCTAGTGGGGAAAAAGAGATCAGGAGAGTTTAATGACAAAAACAGCGTTAATTACAGGAATTACAGGTCAGGACGGTTCATATCTTGCAGAGCTTTTATTGTCTAAGGGCTATAATGTTATAGGTCTAGTCAGAAGGTCTAGCACATCAAATGACTCTAGAATAACGCATATTAAAAACAGGATTAATTTAGTTGAGGGTGAAATTTCCGATTCTGGATCGGTGTATTCACTAGTAGAGAAGTATAAGCCCGATGAGATATACAATCTAGCTGCCCAGTCTCATGTTGGGACAAGTTTCGAGCAGCCAGACTATACTTTTCAGGTTGATGCGTTAGGGCCACTTTATTTTTTACAAGCAATACAAAAATATTCTCCTGACACTCGATTTTACCAAGCCTCTACTAGCGAACTATTTGGAAAGAATTTTACAGAAGAAAAAGTACCTAGTTTTTGTTTAGATAATGTATTGGGTACGGTTGTAGTAGATGACCCCCTCGGAGAAGCTGTTTGTGAATATAAAAAATATCAGGATGAAGATACAGCTTTTATGCCACAAAGTCCTTATGCTGTTGCAAAGTTAGCTGCACACAATATGGTAAGGATTTACCGCGAAGGATACAACCTATATTCTTGCTGCGGTATTTTGTTTAATCACGAAAGTGAGCGTAGAGGTGAAAACTTTGTCACAAGGAAAATCACCAAATGGATTGGCGAATTTAAGAATTGGTCAATGGAGGTTGGTGCAGTAAATCCCGATTTTGATACAGATAATGTTTTGTATGAATCTGAGTCTTTCCCAAAGCTACGCTTGGGTAATCTAGACGCTTATCGTGATTGGGGACACGCAAAAGATTACGTTAAAGCTATGTGGCTTATGCTTCAGCAGGATACACCACAGGATTTTGTGATAGCTACAGGAGAAACTTATTCTGTTCGTGACTTTTTAAATGAGGCTTTCAATGAAATCGGTATTAAAGACTTTGAGCCATACGTTGTTATTGATCCTAAATTTTATCGACCCGCAGAGGTTGAATACCTTAGAGGCAATCCCGGTAAAGCAAAGAAAGTATTAGGCTGGGAACCAGAGGTATCATTTAAAGATCTAGTAACTCGAATGGTTCGGAGAGATATAAATGGCAAAGAAGAAACGCCGCTACAACCCGTACAGCAAGAAGAGGTTCGATAATAAACCAAAGAGAACTTATGGAAGAGACTCAAGAAATTATAAAAGCCCTGAATATACTAAGTGGCGAGAAGACATCAAAAAAAGGGACAATCATGAATGTCAATGGCCCGGATGTTGCTCTCGTCATAGAATACAGGTTCATCATATAAAAACGTGGGCTAACTATCCCGGAATGAGATTTGTGACAGCAAATGGCATTACTCTTTGCAAAAAATGTCATGATAGCATAAAGGGAAAGGAAGCTGATTATGAAGCATTTTTTCTAAAGATTCTTGAATGGCAAATGCTAGACAAGATCAAGAAGTATAACGATGATAGAGAAAAATAAATTTACAGTTATTAGAGATACACGCGAAAAGCCTGAATTTGGTTGGTCCTTTGCTGAAGATGCATATTGTGAAGGAACAATAGTAGATAAAGTATCTGCTGGTGATTATACCATTGAAGGGCTTGACGATTATGTTTGTATAGAACGTAAACATTCGATTGACGAGTTTGCACATAATTGTATTGAGAAAAGATGGAAGAACTGTATGCAAAGAATGTCAGAGGTAAGACACCCCTATATTCTTTTTGAGTTTGGATGGAACGATGTTAATACATATCCAAGATCTGCTAAAGTTCCTGCACATGTTAGAAAGAAATTAAGAATCCCGGCTGCTTATATCAGGAAAGTTATACACACAGCAAGAGAAGACTATGGTATTCATGTGATTGCTTGTGGCGATAGATATAAAGCAGAGAAGGTCGCATATAGGATATTAAAAAAGGCTTATGAGTTACGATGTCGAAGATTTTAGTTATGCTTGGCTAAGGCTAAACAAAGAAGATGTAAAAGATTTAAATAACCCACTGACCGACATGAGTGAATGGGAACAGAACAATTTTCATCTTCATATATTGAAGATAATGCGTAATCCAAAATATCTTCATTGGACCGTAAAACAACTTCTAAATATAGATTTGCTTCCAGAGCAAGTGGTTATTCTACAAGAGCTTTGGAGCAAGTCTTTTCCTATGTATATAGCAAGTCGTGGTTTTGGTAAGTCTTTTCTTTTAGCCGTTTACGCCACACTTAGATGTTTGCTTGTTCCCGGATCTAAGATTGTTATTGTTGGTGCTGCATTTAGACAATCCAAAGTTATCTTTGAATACATGGATGTTATTTGGCGTAATGCACCTATCCTTAGAAGCCTCTGTAGCGATGCTAGTGGTCCTCGAAGAGATGTTGACCGTTGTACCCTAAAGGTTAATGACAGTTGGACTGTGGCCGTTCCTCTGGGCGATGGTAGCAAGATTCGTGGTCTTCGTGCTCATACAATTATTGCTGACGAATTTAACTCTATTCCTGTAGAGATTTACGAAACAGTTGTTGCTGGTTTTGCTGCTGTTTCTAAAGATCCTGCTGGAAATGTTAAAGAAGCTGCAACAAGAAAGGCTATGAAGGAAGCTGGCGTTTGGACTGAAAAGCAAGAAGAAACATACGACGCTCGACATAAAAACCAATCTATCTTATCGGGAACCGCTGGTTATGATTTTGAACCTTATGCTGATTACTGGCGTAAGTACAAGCAAACCATCAAGAGCGGTGGCAAAGCAGAAAAGATGGTTGAAGAAGGAGAAGAATCTGATATTCCAGATTATATGAGACGCTTGGATCATAAAGAGTTTGGTATAATCAGGATGCCTTATGAGCTTATACCAGAAGGCTTTATGGATGACCAGCAAGTGTCCAGATCGCGTGCTACGATGCATAGTGGCATTTATCTCATGGAATATGGTGCGTGCTTTGCAAAGGACTCTCAAGGCTTTTTCAAGCGTTCTATTATCGAGGCTTGTGTTGCACACGATAAAAATGTAGCAAAAGATAATTGGCCCGATTGGTGTGATGCTCCGTTTGATGCAGTGACTCGTGGCAGATCAGACAGACAATATATCTTTGGGATTGACCCCGCTAGTGAGGTGGATAACTTTGCTATTATTGTGATGGAGATACATGAAAACCATCAACGTATTGTTTATTCTTGGACAACAAACAAAAAAGACTTTCAAACAAGAAAGAAGCTGGGGCTTACAGAAGTAAACGATTATTACGGCTTTTGTGTTCGCAAGATCAGAGATCTCATGCAAGTATTTCCTTGTGTAAAGATAGGTCTTGATGCTCAGGGTGGTGGTTATGCGATTGCTGAAGGCTTGCGTGATCCAGATAAAATGGACCCAGCACTAAGCGAAGTCGCGATTCTTCCTATCATTGAAGATAAAGAAAAAGATACAGACAGGCTTCCGGGTTTGCATATTCTTGAGTTTGTTCAATTTGCTAGTGCAGACTGGACATCAAAGGCAAATCACGGTTTGAGAAAAGATATGGAAGATAGATTCATTTTGTTTCCTCGCTTTGACAATGCCACTTTAGGACTTGTTACGAAGACCGACGAAATGAGATTCAAAAAACTCAAGGAACAGATTGGAGACGATCCAGCACTAAAATTGTATGACACGCTTGAAGATGTTGTTATGGAAATTGAAGAATTGAAGACGGAGCTATCTACAATTATGGTAAGTCGAACAGCATCAGGGCGTGAGAAATTTGATACTCCAGAGATAAAACTAGGAACTGGCAAAAAGGGCAGAATGAGAAAAGACCGTTACTCTGCACTTATTATTGCTAATATGATAGCCAGAACAATACACAGAGAAATACCCGATCCATCTTATGCAGTGATTGGTAGAGTAGCAAATGCTATAGGCAAAAAGCAAGATGAAGATAAAATGTATTATGGTCAAGAATGGGCTGCTGGCTATAGTCCTGCCTCTGTAAAAATAATTCGAAGAGATTAATAGGCATTGGTGTAACAATCAATAGGTATCTTTCATTAACAAACCAACTAAATTTTAATTATAAAGAGAAATAACATGCCAAACCCTTCAGATTATGACGACATTTTTGGACCCGGAACTTATCCATCTAACGGCCCACTAGACTTCGATAAAGAAAGATGTGCTTGCGATTGTTCTTTAAGCTCACGGACAGGCGATCCTGCTGGGGCAATAACAAGTAGCGGTTGGTGCTTTCCTGCCGAAGCTAGTTTCATACCAGACCCACTGTTTGTGCTTGACGAAGCATTAGATCTTGGGCCGCAACCCGGAGATACAGCAGACATAACAATTACAAGATCTTCAGGCACTAACGGAGTGTGTGATACAATTTATGCAAACTTTGGTGTTCCTGCATACTATTGTATAGAAGGAAGAGTTGCACATTCAGGATACCCGATAGAAAACAGAACTGCTGATGTTTTCATTGTTCTACCACAGAACGAATGTTTTACATATGCCGACAGCGGAAGTTTACCAACGGGTGCTAATGGTGCTCCATATTATCAAGTCACTGGCGTTCCTATGACCTATTTCCCTGACGCTAAAGAATATCGTTCAAGATTCTCAATGTCTATATGTGGTATTGATATTTCTGGCTGTTGTCCAAGTGGTCTTGAGCTAGGCTTGCAACCGGGATATGCGTCGTGCTATCTTATTGCTTATAGAGTCGCTGCTTTAGATGATTGTGAGAATCAAATGGACCAAACCATTGATGGTCTTCCCGGAACTAGATATTTCTCAACAACTGTTTGCAACAGATATGAATGGTGTGAAGTGCCCGGAGAATTGAACCCTTTTAATAATACTGGAATTAATGTAAGTCAAGATTCAAACAGATGGAAAATCATGAACGAATCCATTAAGATTCAAAGTGGAATTCCAGCACAGTCAGGCATTTATCCAGACGGAAGCGATGTCGGCGTTTACGTTTCTCCAGTAGATCCGCAACAATTGCCTTAACTTTTTAATACCTATTGGTGTATACTATCAATAGTGATTGATTGAGATTCAATAGATATTAAGGCTGAAAAATAAAATGAAATATCCTAAATCTGCTAACAATAAAATAGCTACAAGTGAAGATCAAAGTCTACCAGCTTATGTAAGTTGGGATTCTGAAGATGAAGATCAGGTGTCACAGGCTTTTGCAACGTATGCTGATGCATTAGATACGGCTTCTCACTCCGTTGCAAATGTTCAACGGGACTTCCAAGGATTAACTCCTTATGCAGATGGTCGTCCCGGCTTGCGTGCCTCGGATTTTGACTGGTTCAGACCGGGGCAGGCAGCACCTACAAAGCCAAAGGACATTATAGCTTTTGCTAGATATGCTTACCGAAGAATCGGTATTATTCATAACGCTATGGATTTGTACGGAGACTTTGCTGCACAGGGTATCAGACTGGTTCACCCTAATAAGAGAATCGAAAGATTCATGCAGGATTGGTTTAAACAGGTAGAGGGTAGGCGAGTCTCAGAGCGTCTTGGGCATCTTCTCTTTAGAGAAGCTAATGTCCCAATAAGATGGTATACTGCAAAAATAAATAAAAGAAAAAGATTGGAAATGCAAAGGAGCATAGCCAAAACGGACATTAGTACTGATATTGACGCGATGGATGTTTACAAGAACGAAATACCTTGGCGTTACAACTTCATTGATCCAATACTGGTAGATCCGATTGGTGGACCACTTAGCAATCTATCTAAGAATAAAGTACTTTCTCTTTCTGTACCTTTGAAGCTACGAAATGAAATCAAGAGATTGCAAAACTCAGCCAATACAGTTGAGAGTAAGGTAGCTCAGGAAGTTCTAAGTAAAATTTCTCCAGACATCCTAAAGGCAGTAAATGGAAACGGAAAGGTTATTTTGCCTCCTGATAAAACTGCTATTTACTACTATAAAAAAGACGATTGGCAATCTTGGGCCGATCCAATGACATACTCTGCATTTGAGCCGCTGAACCTATATCAGAGATTGCAACTCACCGATAAGGCTGCTCTTGATGGTGCTATGAATAAAATTCGTGTCTGGAAGATTGGTAATCTAGAACACAAGTTGGCTCCTACACCGACCGCTTCTTCTACTTTAGCAGACATGCTTGGTGCGAACGTAGGTGGCGGAACCATTGACATCGTATGGGGACCGGATATCGAACTGCTTGAAACGGGCAGCGATATTCAGTCCTATCTAGGTGAAGAAAAGTACAAGCCTACTCTTATGGCTATTTACTCTGCTCTTGGTATTCCTCCAACACTTACTGGTACTTTTGGTTCTAGCGGAACTACAAATAATTTTATTGCTTTAAAAACATTGGTTGAAAGACTTAATTATGTCAGACAAATTATTATCAACTTCTGGGAAGAGCAAATAAAAATTGTTCAAAAAGCTATGGGTTTTCGTCAACCAGCTATCGTTGAGTTTGATATAATGTATTTAGAAGATCCTGCTGCTATGACCACTCTACTACTTAATATGGCTGATAGAAATATTATTAGTGACGAATTTGTTCAGAGACATGTTAAAGCGATCCCAGATATTGAAAATAGAAGGGTCAAGAAAGAAAACGTCGTCAAAGAAGAAAAGGTCAGTCCTTATCATCAGGCAGACAAAGACTACGGACTCAAGAAGATAGCACTTCAAACAGGTGTTAGTTCTCCTTCAGAAGTAGGTCTAGAGCTTGAAGATAAGAAGGAAGGCGAAGAGTCATTGTTAGATATCAGAGAGAAAAAGAAACAAAAACCAAATGCTCCTGCTCCTAAAGAAGTAGAACAATCTGTAGATTTTCCCGGAAGGCCGAAGAATTCACAAGATTCTGCTCCGAGAAAACCAAAGGAATTTCAACCCAAATTGAAGGCTTCCGCTGAATTATGGGCAAAGAAAGCACAGGAACAGATATCCGAAATAGCTAACCCAGCCATATTAAATCACTATGGCAAAGGGTCAGTTAGGAACTTAAACTCAAATGAGTTCAAAGACTTAGAGCGAGTAAAATTTGAAATTTTGTGTAATTTAGATATAGGAACAGCTATCGACAATAATGCGATTGCTCATGCTGCAAAGAAGCCGCTCCCATCAATTCATAAAGAATTCGAGCTATGGGTGGCAGAAGCCGAAGATCAGCTTGGAAAATTAACCGTAGAGCAAATCCGCGATATGCGTGTATCCTATTTCGTTTATTATAAATATGGGAACTAATTATGAATGACATTAAAGTATATGAGAAAGAACGTGAATTGGGCTTAGAAGATCAAATTCGTTCCCAAGCATCTGTTGCTTTTACAGCACCAGTTGTGAAATATGATTCAACTCTAGAAGGCAAATCAATCGCAAGCATAGCAGATATTGCTACTGCCGCAGTTGATGACCCAGACCTATTTAATGTATTCTCAATCCTTGTATCTACTTCATGGAATAGGAATGACGATATATTTAATAACGATGAAGTTTGGGCGGCTAGGAAGACACCTATTTTTAAACCAACAAATCTGGAACATGATGAAAAGCAGATGGTTGGCAATATTGTTGACTGCTGGCCTGTTGATGAAGATTTCAAGTTGATTGCAGACGAAACCGATCCGTCTGAGTTGCCAGAGACTTTTCACTTGTTAGTTTCTTCTGTTATTTTTAGACAATGGCAAGACCGAGATCTAAAAGAAAGAGCAGAAACTTTGATAGCTGAAATAGAGAATGGTGACAAGTATGTTAGCATGGAATGTATATTCCGTGGTTTTGATTATGGTGTGGTTGATCCCAATGGGAACAATCATGTAGTTGCTAGAAATGAAGATACAGCATTTCTTTCTCAACATTTGAGATGTTACGGTGGACGTGGTGTTTTTCAAGACCACAAAATCGGAAGGATGCTTAAAAACATTACTTTTAGCGGTAAAGGCTTTGTTGCAAGGCCCGCAAATCCAGAAAGTATCATCTTTGATAAGGATCATATTTTCTCGTTTGCATCAGCCAAAAACAGCAAAAGTCTATTTTTAGAAAATAATGGTGTAACAAATATAGAGAAGCAACTTTTATTTGAAGTTAATGCCTCAGATATGGAGAAAGATAAAATGTCTGATAACCAA